TGATATCTGTTGAAATCTGGCAAGCGCGTACAGCCACTCTCTCAGGCAGTAACGCTGTAGATTTCCAGCCAAGCCCTTACCGAATGAGCGCACAGCTTCTCGCTAAGGTGCGAGGATTGATCGCGCATTGCTTATCACCTAACTCGATGGTGGGCTGATGCCTGTTGCCATCACTACACTTCGCACTACTTTAGCAACGGCTTTAGTCGATAACGCTAAGTGGCAGACTTTTGCATTCCCGCCCAGCGTAGTTCTAGCGAACAGTGTAATCGTAAGTCCAGATTCAGAATATATCGTTCCTAGCAATAATCAGCACATCACTATAAGTCCGATGGCTAACTTTAAGATCATCATGACTGTTCCATTATTTGACAATGAGGGAAATCTTAACGGCATAGAAGATACTGTTTGTAGCGTGTTCGCAAAGCTCGCAGCATCATCTTTGACCTATAATGTAAGCGCGATAAGCGCGCCAAGTATTCTCAACGCTGCTTCGGGTGACCTACTCAGCTGCGAGATGTCCGTATCAATCCTAACGAGTTGGAGCTAAACATGTCCGAGTGGGAACAAGAAAACGCTGACTTCCTGAAGAAAATCGGGCAAGTAAGCACACCAGCACCAAAGCCAGCAACTACTAAGAAAGACGAGGAATAATCTCATGGCTGTATTTCTAAATAACAAGGTCGGCGTGAAGATTAACACTGTTGATCTTTCTGACCATGTCACATCAATCACTCTTAACCGCACATTCGATGAGCTCGAAGTTACTGCAATGGGCGATTCTTCACACAAGTTCGTTAAGGGCTTGGAAGCATCATCTGTAACAATCGATTTCCTAAACGACACAGCATCAGCAAATGTATTGGCAACACTACAAGCTGCATGGGGTACAACAGTCACATGTGTATTCCTACAGGAAAAGGGAACAGCAGTATCTGCTACTAACCCTCTCTACACAGTGTCACTTCTAGTGAACAACACAACAGACATCAATGGTGCTGTTGGTGATATGTCTACACAGTCAATCACATTCACTGCTAACTCAACAGTTGCAGTAGCCACAACAGGCACATTCTAAACAACTAACAAAGGGGCAAACTCATGGCAAGACTAAAGATAGTTCGTACAGATGGAAGCGTACTAGAAGGCGAGATAACTCCAGCAGTGGAGTACTCATTTGAGCAGTACGCTAAAAAGGGCTTCCATAAGGCGTTTCGCGATGAAGAAAAGCAGAGCGATGTCTATTGGTTAGCATGGGAAGTAACACGCAGGTCAGGTGAAACTGTTAAGCCTTTCGGTATGGATTTCATTGAGACACTTAAAAGTGTCGAGGTGCTTGATTCAGACCCTTTAGCTTAAAGCGAGATCTCCCGTTCACCTACTTAATCGCTCGCTTGAGCATTAGGTTAGGGATCTCGCCACAGCAGTTATTGAATCTAGATAAGACTATGCTCGATGCATTAGTGCAGGGGCTTAAGGATGAGGCGAAAGAGGTGAGCGATGCAAGTAAAAATAGAAGGCGTTAAAGAAACTCGCAAAGCTATTCGCGCCTTTGCTCCTGATCTTAGCAAGCAACTAGATATAGAATTACGCTTAGCCCTTAGTCCTATTGTTAAAAAGGCTAGGGGTTTCGTACCTAATGATTCTCCAATGTCTGGATGGGCACCTCGTTCATTTAATGAAGGAAGTTTTCCTACATATAACGCAAGGCAAATCAAATCGGGTATAGGTTTTAGCACTAAGCCCGGGAAGGCTACGCGTTCTGGTTTCACTTCTAATGCAAAGATATTTAATAGATCATTTGCAGGTGCGATCTATGAAACAGCTGGTCGTGCTAATCCAACAGGTCAGCCGTGGGTAGGGTCTAAGGCAGGTGGCACATCAAAGAAGGTCAGCAGATCTATTAACCCTAGAGCAGGTGCTCAATTTATTGAGAACCTTCCAGAATTAACTCCCAGCCTTAAAGGTAGAGGTCGTTTAATTTACAAAGCATGGGCACAGGATCAAGGCAAGGCTTATGGGGCAGCTATAAAAGCCATTGACAAGGCAGAGCGTTTATTTATGGAACGATCTAAATCCACTACTTTTAGGAAGGCAGCCTAGTGCCAGATATTAATATAGGCTCCAAGTTAGATGCTAAGGGTTTTAAGCAAGCCGAAACTGCATTAGGCAAGTTATCTGGCTCTGCGAAAAAGTTAGCTGGCACTTTAGGTTTGGCTTTTGGTGCTGCACAGATAGTTGCTTTTGGCAAGAAGTCTGTTAAGGCTTTCGCAGATTCTGAGTTAGAAGCAACCCGCTTACGAGTTGCAGTAACTAATTTAGGTTTGGCTTTTGCTGCTCCAGAGATTGATCGTTACATCGACAAGATAGAACTTGCAACAGGTGTTAATCGAGATCAACTTCAGCCAGCATTTTTAACCCTATTGCAGACCACAGGCTCACTTACTAAAAGCCAAGAGCTTCTCAATCTTGCTCTTGATGTATCGGCAGCAACTGGAGCTGATGCCAGCAGCGTGGCTGAAAAATTATCACAGGCTTATCTGGGCAATACTAAAGGTCTTAAAAGCCTCAATCTAGGTCTTACAACAGCAGAACTTAACAGTGCTGATTTCGAGACAATCCAAAAAAGAATCGCTGCACTTTTCGCAGGACAAGGTCAAGCAGCAGCCGATTCATACACAGGTCAAATAAACAAACTTGCTATTGCATCTGAACAAGCCTCAGAGATTATTGGCGGGGGCTTGGTTGATTCTCTACTTATTCTCAGCGACAATAACACTGTTGATGAACTTGCTCTCGACATGCTTGATGCAGCTCGTAACACAGCAGCCTTTACTAAGAGCGTTGTGGATCTAGCCAAAACTATAAATGCGCCTGTAAAAGGTTTAGCCGAGGTCATGACAGCATTTGTAGAAGCAACAAGCCCATTTGTTAATCTTATTGTTGAGGGTGATCCTTCTGGCTTTATGAAAAAGAAGCCACCTGCTCCATCGACTGCTCCAAGAGCGGGGTTTGATGGTAAGACTTTCTATGCGGATGCTCAGAAGAACGCAGAAGCCATTGCTAAGGCTGAAACAACAGCCAAGAAGCGCGCTGCCGAGTTACTAGCAATCAAGAAAAAGCAACAAGCTTTAGAAGGCAAAATTACTAAGGATAAAAAAATACAGCAAGCCATCGACAAGGCTAACCTTGCCCTGTTAAAGGGCGAAGAAATCTTCGACATGGACAAGATCCAGATTGCAGCAGCACTGACTAATCAGGCTGAGCAATTAGGTAAAGCAACAACATCTGCTCAAAAGTTACAAATTGCTAATGATGTGGCTCGTCTTAATGTAAAACAATCAATCCTTGCTTTAGAAGATGCTATCGCATCAAAAGATGAATTAGCCATTACGAAGGCTACTGAAAAACTTAACGCAGATCTTAAAATCCTTAGTGCTCTTACTGGTCAAGGGGCTAAATTAACCGACATCAAATCAATTCTTGATAGCCTAAAGCCAAAGGATCTAATCAATCAGGCTAATCTCGATGCCGCTCTTGCCAAGATCGCAGAGATGATTCGATTGCTTGCTCAGGCTAATTTAGCCTCAACTGCTAAATTACCAAAAAGCGGGGATCTTGGTTCAGGAATTGAAGAAGGTGACTACATTGCACCTGTTTTAATGACTGATGCTCTTGCAGCTTCTACAGATGCTCTTTTGGAATTATCAGATGCCGTTCAAGAACGAGCTGATGCTTTTGCTATGTTGTTAGATTTAGATACCGAAGCCAAAATTAAGTCATTGGCTGAAAGTTCTTTAGCCGTCTCAACAGGCGCACAATTATTTAATCTTGAAGATGTAGCAAGAAGGTCTTTATTGGCTGGCTTGTCAGGCGGTGCTGGAGTTTCAGGGGCAGCAAGCGGATCAAGATACGCTGCTCAAGCTGCTGCTCAATACAACATTAGCATTCAGACTGGCATCGGAGATCCAGAAGCAATCGCTAGAGCTTTAGAAGATTACATCCGTCAGTCATATCAGCGAGGCACTAGCGCAACAGGACTTCTAGCGGTATGACATGGCTTCCAGAATGGCGCATTACAGTAGGCACAACTGTCTATACTAATGTGACCGCTGTCAATATGACTATTGGTCGGATCGATATTGATCGTCAATGCCAAGCAGGTTATGCTCGCATGGACATCATTAACTCGACTAATTCTCTTTTTGACATCGATGTTACAGATATTCTTAGTCTAGAGCTTAAGGATAGTTCCGGCACTTATGTGCCTGTATTCGGTGGCACTGTTTCTGACTTTACTACTTCAGTTAGAAGCCCAGAGGAATCTGGTTATGTGACAATCGGAACGATCCTTGCAGTGGGTGCATTGGCTAAATTGCCTAAGGCTATCTATACCGATTCTGTAGCTCATGATCTCGATGGTGAGCAAATCCGTATTATTCTTGAAAATCTATTGGTCAATCAATGGCAAGAGGTAGCACCTTCACTTCAATGGGTTAATTACGATCCAACTACCACATGGGCTAATGCTGAGAATGTAGGCGTGGGCGAGATCGATACTGGTCTTTATGAGATGGATAACCTCAGCGCAGATGAACGCAATACACAAACCCTTGTCCAGCAGATAGCAGACAGCGCACTCGGAAACCTATACGAGGACAAGCAGGGGCGCATCTCATATGCAGACGCAGATCATAGAAGCAACTATTTACAAGCTAACGGATCGACTGAATTAGATGCCAATTACGCATCTCCAGCGAGTGTCAAATCGATTCTCCAGATTGGCAAGATTCGTAACAGCGAGATTGTGCGCTATGGCAATGATTACGGCAGCACATACACAGCAACAGACGATGCTTCTATTATTACCTATGGTCGCTATCAAAGGACATTTGATTCAAACATTCGTTTTCTGGCAGATATCGAGGACATCGTTGAGCGAGATCTAGCCCTACGCTCAACGCCTAGAACACAGCTTGATCAGATCACTTTTAGACTTGACAATCCTCTTATGCCTAACGCCCTCAGAAATGATCTTATTAACCTTTTCTTTGGCGAGCCAGTAGTTATCACTAACCTACCCTTTAACATGTTTGAGGGGTATTTCTCAGGCTTTGTGGAGGGCATATCAATCAGAGCCACTCCAACTTTTGTGGATGCCACTATCTATGTCTCACCAACAGACTTTTCACTTATAGCCCCGACATGGGCAACAGTACTTCCAACTAACACCATCTGGAGTGGCGTAAATGGTACACTACAGTGGTCTAAAGCGATCGGAGCTCTAACCTAATGGCAACAACAACCCCTAATTTTGGTTGGGCAGTACCAACCAGTACTGACCTAGTCAAGGATGGCGCAGTAGCCATTGAGACGCTAGGCGATGCAATCGATGCTTCACTTGTCGATTTGAAGGGTGGCACTACTGGTCAAGTCCTTGCTAAGGCAAGTAACGCAAACATGGATTTTTCATGGGTAACAGATGCCACAGGAATTCCAGCAACGATTTTCGATGCTAAGGGTGACATTATTGCTGCAACAGCAGCAGACACAGCTTCTCGCTTAGCAGTAGGTACTAATGGTCAAGTTTTGACTGCGGATTCAACTGCTGCAACTGGTTTGTCGTGGGCAACCGTTTCTGGTGGTGGTCTAATTCCTATTAGCGTGACTTCTTTTAGCGCAGTAAGCAGTCAATCAATAAACGATGTTTTTAGTTCGACCTACGATCATTACAAAATCTTCATGAATGTGACGGCTGGAAACGATGGAGCTGCTTTACTTTTCAGATTAAGAGTTTCTGGGGCAGACAATACTTCAAGTAATTACGAACGCGGAAACTACTATGTAGGTGCTTTTACGCCAGAAGCCGCAGGATCGCAAAACAGCGAACTTGCAACTTCATGGCTAATTTGTGCTAATTCCTCAACAGTAGGCTCATCTATGGAAATGTCTATTTATGATCCATTTTTAAGCGCATATACTAAAGAGTTACATACCGCAGTAGGTTACAATTTTTATACCCAAGGTGGAACATCTACAGTCACCACTTCGTACACTGGTTTTACAATACTTCCGACAGCAGGAACAATTACTGGAAATATCTATGTCTTTGGAGTGAAAAAATAATGACTGAAAAAGTATTTATTGGCATTGACAATAATCGTGTCGAACTAAAAGACCAAGAATTAGAAGTTTTTTTAGCCGATCAAGCTGCACTTTTGGCAGAAGTAGAAGCCGACAAAGCTGCAACCGAAGCCAAAAGAATTCAGCGCTTGGAATTGTTAAATAAATTAGGTTTGACTGAAAATGAAGCAAAACTATTTCTCGGATGAAACCTAAACTTTCTAAAGCTGCCAGCCAGTTAAGAGAGCAGTTTGATGATTCGTTCCCAGATCGTGACCGCACATCGGATGGTTGGATCGGTGATACCCGACACGCTGCTCGCAAGTCAGATCATAATCCAGATGAGCAGGGCTGGGTTCGTGCCATTGATGTGGACAAAGATCTGCACAAAAGTGGCAAGCCCGACATCATGGGAGATCTTGCTGATCAGCTTCGTACCTTGTCCAAATCCAAAACGGATAAGCGTATTGCTTACATCATTTACGATGGACGAATCTGTTCCCACATCCTTAACTGGAAGTGGCGCAAATACACAGGGGCTAACAAACACATTAAGCACATGCATGTTAGCTTTAAGAAAGAAGCTGACAATGATGGGGCTTTTTTTCAGATACCTATGTTAGGAGCATCTAATGAATGAACTAAAGACAGCAGCAGGATCTTGGGCGAGAGCCTTTTTGGTAGCAGCGATCTCCATGTATGCGGCTGGGGTCACAGATCCACAGGCACTCATTGCAGCTGGTATTGCATCAATTCTTCCACCTGTACTGCGATACCTTTCGCCTAATGATCCTTCTATGGGCATCAAGAAGTGACACAGTCAGACTTCTTCACGCTTTACCTTGCCACCATCGCAGCACTTGGCGGCTTGTCTGGCTATGTGATTACACACCTGTTGTCTGAAATTAAAAGACTCAACTCGCGTGTCGATGAGATCTATAACATCTTGCTTGACAGGTAACATAGTGCTATGGCAAGAAAAGCAACTAAGGCATTAGAGGAACAAGGCTACTCAAAGCTTGATGCTTATTGCATTGGGCTTTATGAATACTTCTGCTCGCTCAAGCGCGCAGGTTTTGCAGAAGATGTTGCCATGTTTATGATCACAGAGCCACAGGCTTACCCGCATTGGATATTGCCAGATCCTATATTGCCAGAGAAGTTTGGCGATTACGAAGACGATGAGGATGACGATTAAGCGAATAGTCGTAGTTTCGGACTTACAAGTCCCTTACCATGACAGGGTTGCAACCCGTAACCTTGCAAGTTTCATTAAGAATTTTAAGCCTGATCAAGTAGTAACCATAGGCGATGAGATTGACCTACCTCAGATAAGCAAGTGGGAAGAAGGGCGCATGGGCAGTTATGCCCAAACCCTAGATGATGACCGGAATGAAGCTGTGCAGTTGCTCTGGGAATTAGGCGTAACAGATTGCATCCGCAGCAATCACACAGATCGCCTGTATAACATCATCATGGCTAAAGTGCCAGCGTTCGGAGCATTGCCAGAGCTTCGCTTTGAGAAGTTTATGAAGTTCGATGAGTTAGGTATAACCTTCCATAAGAACCCAATGCCTATTGCACCTAACTGGATTGCAGTACATGGAGACCACACACCCATCAAGCCACAAGGGGGCTTATCAGCCCTAGAAGCGGCTCGTAGGCATGGAAAGAATGTCATCTCAGGTCATACCCACAGAGCAGGGCGTTCAGCGTTCTCAGAGGCTTCTGGGGGGCGTATAGGGCGTGTCCTACATGGTGTCGAGGTAGGTAATCTCATGGACTTTAAGCAAGCTGCTTACACTAAGGGTGTGGCTAACTGGCAACAGGCATTCGCCATCATGTATGTGCATGGCAATAAAGTGCAGGTAGATCTAATCAACATCGAGAAGGACGGGACATTCATCGTGTCTGGAAAATCGTACGGACGCGCTCGATAATCGTTATCATTTCGTTATCAGAATGTGCTTGATCCGTCTGACATATCTGTCACACTAATCATGTAGCCAATCAAGGGCATTGGCACAGATAGGTACGGAAATGGCAAATACAGACAAGCTACTTCTTATCTGCATTATTGGCATGATTATAGGTTTTATTATAGTCATCATAGATGTGCAGAAAACAGCGTATAAAAAGGGCGTACGCGATGGCTATCATCGAGGTCGCAGCATCAAGGGGCAGGAATGAGAGCCAATGAAATCTTACTCACCGCCACCGACACGATCCGTGATCGTGGGCTGTCATATGGTCACCCTGCGGATAACCTGCAACACACCGCAATGCTGCTCTCAGCATACCTACAAACACCGATACACGACTATCAGGTGGCAGGGATCATGGTCTTGGTTAAACTTGCAAGGACTAATCAATCAGCACAACACATCGACAACTGGGTCGATCTCTGCTCTTATGGCGCACTCGCAGGGCAGCTAGCCACAGAGGAAAACGAACTGTATGTTTAATTTAGCCGATTACGAGCCAGTAGAGGTGAGACTTGAAAAGTTTATTAAGGACTATCCAGCGTTCCGCATATCAACTGAGTTGGAAGTGGTCGAGGCTACTCGATACATTGTTAAGGCGTATTTATTTAAGAATGCTGAAGATGGCGTTGCATGGGCAACAGGGTACGCTGAGGAAACAGTTACTAGCAGAGGCGTTAATCAGACTTCAGCACTTGAGAATTGTGAGACTTCGGCAATCGGCAGAGCGCTTGCAAATGCAGGTTATGCTCCTAAAGGAAAAAGACCAAGCCGAGAAGAGATGACGAAGGTTGTAGCTGCTAAGCCAGTCAAACCACCGGTGCAAGAGGTCAAGGCAGAAGATCAGGATTACTGGACAACGCCTGTGGGTCAAGATAACAAGGTCGTGGATGCTCCTGTAACACTTGACAAGGCTATGGAGACTGTGACTGCAATCATGGGAACACTTGAAGCAGTAGAAGCTCCATCTTGCGAGCATGGACACATGCAATGGCGTGAGGGCGAAAAGAACGGCAAGGCATGGGGTGGCTATTTCTGCAACTCAGCAATCTCATCGGCACATCGATGCCCTACCAAGTGGTACAACTTAGGCAGCGATGGCAAGTTCGCACCACAGAAAGCGAGAGTGTAATGGGAAACATCGGAATCAAGATTAATGGCGAGTGGGTTGATTTACTATCGGCATTTGTGCCATGTCAGTTATGCAACGAGCCAGTCCAAATTCGCGATCTAGAGGACATATCATCGGACTCGGTGAATGGTGTTGTTACATGGCAATGCTCAAAGTGTAAAGCTGTTAATGGCTAGTCAAGCAAGAAAGCACAGAGGTTTCCGCACAGAGCGTGTTGTCGCACAGTACCTATCGACTGTATGGCAGGGCGCATGTGTTGGGAGGGGTAGTGGCAAGGATATTGTTAATGTGCCATTCGATGTTGAAGTCAAAGCCCGCGCTGGATTTCAACCGAAAGCATATTTAGCACAGCTGAAAAGCCGTACAGCCATTTCGGGGGAATTAGGCTTTGGGGTTATCAGACTCAACGGACAGGGTGAAGATGCGCGTGACTATGCCGCGATCATCCGTCTAGAGGATCTCTTGCCACTACTCATATTAAGATATGGTCACTTAGACAAAGAACCCACTGAGGCAGACATAGACCGATGCTCTGGATGTGGGTCATACATGATAAGGAAGTGCTTAACTTGCCAACCTATGATTACAAATGCACCAGATGCAATCTTAATCAAGAGATCAATCACGGATGGAACAATCGACCAGTGATCTTGTGCAACTATTGTAATGAACCGATGGTTAAAGTTATTGGGGCAGCAGCTACACATTTTAAGGGTAAAGGCTTCTATAGTACCGATAAATAGTTATCCACAGAAGTTATCCACAGCCGGTGATTAGGAGGATCTATGAAACGAAACACCGCTCTGAGCAGGACTTATACAAATGGATTTGACAGTGATGGTACGCTAACTCGGCAGAGCCTCTCAAAGGCTCACCGCGAGCCCCTTAGGGGCGTAGCTCGCGGGGTGCTAGTAGCTATTGGGATAGCTCTATGCATCATGCCTGATGCAGGTGGATCTAGACCAATGCAATATGTAACCTATAAAGAATATGCATTGCATCTATTACATTATGACTATAAACAATATGCATGTCTCACAAAGCTCTATGGTAAAGAATCAGCATGGAATCCTAAAGCTCGTAATGGTAGCCACTATGGAATACCTCAAGGTAGAAGTGAGTGGCTAAGAGATCAGGATGGTTATACTCAGGTACGATGGGGATTGTCATATATAGAGCATAGGTACTCCACACCATGCAATGCATTAGATCATTGGAAGGCTAAGAATTGGCATTAGATAAGCTGAACAGTAGGCGTTACCGCGAACAGCGTGAACGCGTGTTCAAACGTGATGGTCGCTTCTGCCAAATATGTGGAACAGATGAAGGTGAGATGCACATCGATCATGTAATCCCACGCAAGGTAGGTGGAGACCATAGCCTTGAGAATCTAAGGGTGCTATGTAAGTCATGCAATCTGCGTAAGGGTGCGCTCAATGATGGGGTTTTTTTATTACAGACGGCTAC